ATTATAACTATTCCGTCTTTAATTGGAGGTGAGGAACTTAACATAGTTGCAGTTGCACAAGGTGTTCAAAGTATACTTGATTATGGTAAATTTACTGGAGACGGAGAACAAACAGACTTTGAAACTAATGTTGAATTTGTAGAAGGAATGTCTGGCTATGCTAATATTAATGGAGTACAGCAAGACGTAACAGTTTATAACACTAATGATTCAACAAGAGCGTTTATACGTTTTGACACACCACCAAATCTTAATAGTGTAATTAATTTTACGCTATTTGGAAACAGCGATGTTGTAAATTATAGTCAAATGTCGTCAAGTATGTTTGTAGGTGATGGTGTTAGTATAGAGTATGATATTCAGTCAACACCTCTTTATGCTGCTCCAACTCAACATAACATACTTGTAAAAGTTGGAAACAGAATTTTAAACGCTGGTTATAATACAAAGTTTGAAATTCCAGAAAACAATCAAAGAGAATATGCTTTAGAAATTTTCCAACAACCACAAGGAAGTTTAGATGTTTCTGATGTTAGTGTTTATTTAAATGGAAAATTAATTGAAACTCCGGTACAATGGAGATTTGATATTGCAAACAGTAGTATTGTACTTCCAGATGATATTGGTACCCCTGGAGATTTATTAGATATCTATGTTATAACAGATGGTGAATATCGTGTTATTGGATCAACAGTAATATTAGATACACCGCCAGCTGATCAAGAAACTGTTGAAATTATTCAAATGACAAATCATGACATTCTAAAATTAGAAAGAATAAATTATGATGTTGTTGAAAGAACTACTACATATGCAGGCGAAGTAGAGTATGTAACATACAACAGATTAACACTAGGTGAAATAAAACTACGTAAACCTGCTGTAGATGCACAGTATGTTTGGGTATCTTTAAATGGAGAATTGTTAACTCCGAGTGTAGATTATTATATAACAGATGATAAACAAAAAGTTAGATTAACAGTTACACCACAAGCAAACGATGTAATAGATATATTACATTTTGCTGCTAATGTAAGTGTTCCTAAATTTGCGTTTAGACAGTTTAAAGATATGCTTAACAGAACACACTTTAAACGACTTGATAGTGCAGCAACTACACTTGCACAAGATTTAAATTATTATGATTTACGTATAGAAGTTGTTGACGGATCTACGCTATCGACCCCTAACAAAGATTTAAATTTACCGGGTGTAATTTTTATAAATGGCGAACGTATAGAGTACTTTGTAAAAGAAGATAATACATTACGTCAATTACGTAGAGGTACACTAGGAACAGGAGTTAAAGAAGTACACTCAGCGGGAACAAATGTATTTGATCAAAACATAAGTAAAACCGTTCCATACAGAGATACAACTTTAGCTTATAACACAATAGCTGACGGAAATACAAACAATTTTGAAATAGATTACGATGTTAATTCTATAAATGAAATTGAAGTATTTGTTGGCGGCACAAGACAGCGTAAAACTACAATTGAAGTTTTTGATCCAACGCTTGCGTTAGATAGTCCAGAAGGCGATGTAACAATTAGTGCAGATTTTAGTTTTGATGCAGATACAAATAGTATTACTTTATTAAACACTCCTGCAGAAAATTCTAGAATTACAGTTGTTAAAAAAGTAGGTCGAGCGTGGACAACACAAGGAACTACACTAGGAAATACAGAAAATTCAATTGCAAGATTCTTACGTGCAGGAACATCTGAGCTACCAGAATAAATACAGTATAGGAAAAATAGATGAGTGACATTATGCAAGATACAAACGGAGTACTAGTTCAAGGACATATAAAAATATATGACCCTGAATCTCAAAAAGTCTACGTTGACAAACGCAACGCAATTCATTATGAAAATATGAGTATTGCGCTTGCAGAAAGTTTGGCAAACGAAGGACAAGGATTCATTTACCAGATGAGTTTTGGTAACGGCGGTACAAACGTCGATCCAACTGGTATTATTACATACCTAACACCAAATTCAACTGGCACAAACGCAAGTTTGTACAATCAAACTTACACTAAAGTTGTAGACGACAGAAGCGTAAACAATACAGACCCTGCACGTAATAAGTTAGAAACAAGACACGTTGCAGGTACAAATTATACTGATATTGTTGTAAGTTGTTTGCTTGATTATGGCGAGCCAAACGGTCAAGAGGCGTTTGATACTGCATCTGCAACTGATAGTCCATATGTATTTGACGAGTTAGGGTTACGTAGTTATTCACAGGACGGAGAAGGTAAATTAATCACTCATGTAATTTTCCACCCTGTGCAAAAATCGTTAAACCGCTTAATACAAATTGACTATACTGTAAGAGTTCAGAGTTTAGCAGGGTAAGGGGTATATAAATGGCATACACAATAAACTATACCGATACTGTAAACAAAGGTACAATTACCGTTGAAGACAATACTCTCAACCAAGAAACTAGTTTAAGTATTCCTGGTAGATTTACTACTGGTTACGGACAAGCAATTGCAGAAGACCTGTTACATCTATTAGAAAACTTTGCAAATAATACAGCACCTGCTCGTCCAGTAGAAGGACAATTATGGTACGATACTTCAGCAGGAATTGATCAATTAAAGGTATATGATGGTACTAATTGGGTTGCTAGTGGCGGACTTAAAAAAGCAACTTCGCAACCTGCTGTAGCAAATTCAACAGCCGGTGATCTTTGGGTAAACACAGAAAGTCAACAGCTTTATTTGTTTACTGGCGCAGGCTGGGTGCTAGTTGGCCCAAGTTTCAGCGACGGCCTTTTAACTGGAGCACAAGCAGAATCAATAGTAGGAACAGATGATGTTACGTATAGTGTTCTTACTATTAAAGTTGAAGACAAACCTGCAATTATTATTAGTAGCCAATCATTTATACCTAAAACATCTATCAAAGGATTTAGACAAGGTATTAGTGCAGGAATGAACATTGCTAATGAGGCAATAGTTGGCACACAAACATTAAAGTATTATGGTATTGCTGAAAAAGCTGAAGCATTAGTTGTAGGCGGTGAAGTTGTATCTGCAAGTAATTTTTTACAAGGCAATGCAGCAAGTACAACCAACTACCAACTTAGTGTAAAATCAAATGACGGAATTAGCATTGGTACTGGCGGACAATTAACTATTGGTATTGACGGTGAAACAGGTGTAATACAACACAATACAAATGGTTCTAGTATTGATGTAAGAATGCGTAATGGTAACTTGTCTCCTACAATAGTAACTATTAATAGTGAAGGTTCAGTAGGTATTAACAATGGTGCTCCAGAAGAAGCATTAGATGTTAAAGGTAATATTAAAGTTGCACCAAAAACTGGAGAACCCGGAACAGGAGTAATTCAAGTTGCTAGTACTGAACAATCTACATCGATAGGAACAGGAAGTATTACAACAACAGGGGGCTTAGGTGTTTCACTAAACGCTTACATCGGAGGCGATGTAGATATTGGCGGAATTTTATATACTGGAAATGTAGTTCCAGACGAAAATGCAGCTAGAAATATTGGTACAACTAACAACAAATATGATGAAGTTTATGCTACAACATTTTTTGGTAACCTACAAGGTAACGTAAGCGGTACAGTATCAGGGAGAGCAGGCTCAGCAGATAGACTTGCAAGCTCAACTACATTTAATATTACAGGTGATGTAGAAAATAATAGTTTTGAATTCGACGGACAAACTGGCGGAACAAGCAAAACTTTTAATGTGAGTATTTCCAATGGATTTATTAGTAGTAAAGATGTTACATATGATGCAGGTAATGCAGACGAAATCCTTTTAAATAGAACAACTGGAACAACAGGTGTTTACAGAATTACAAAACGTAACTTCTTAAAATCAATACCATTAGTTCCTGCAGGAGCAATTATGCCATATGGTGGCGAAGAAGCACCAGAAGGATGGTTATTGTGCGATGGTTCGGAAGTTCTTAAAACAGATTATAATGAGTTGTGGCTAGCAATCCAACATAATTTTAAAGATCCGACACTAGTTTCTGACAACGGAGTTAACAGATTTACACTACCTGACTTACGTGGTAGATTTGCAATGGGCTTAGATAACATGGGAGGCCCAACCGCAAATAGAGTAACTGATATTGCAGCAGATTCAATGGGCGGCACTGGAGGCTCTGAAGGTGTAAATATTGAATTAGACAATTTACCAGAACACGAACACGATTTAAAAGGCGATGTTACTAACGGTCAATTCTATGGTATTAGAGTTGCTGCTGGAGAAGCTTCAGACAGTAATGCTATTACGTTGCCTATTGAACCAGGCGGCGGCGGAACACAAGGATTGGCGACAAGTGGAGGTATTAAGACTGATACATCAATAGGCGAAGCATTAAATGTAATGAACCCATACTTAGCCGTTAATTACATAATTTATACAGGACAATAACATGAGCTACCAAATAAACAAGACAGATGGAACTTTACTAATAGATCTTATAGACGGGCAATTAGACACTAATAGCACCAATCTTACTCTTGTTGGTAGAAACTATAGCGGATATGGTGAATACTTTAACGAGAACTTTGTAAAACTTTTAGAAAATTTTGCAAATACTGCTGCTCCTAGCAATCCTATTATTGGTCAAATATGGTGGGATACATCAGAGCAACGTTTAAAAGTTTATGATGGAACACAATGGAAAGCAAGTGGCGGACCTAGCGTAACAGATACAAGACCGCAGATGGTTGCTGGAGACTTATGGATTGATAATTTAGCAAATCAACTTTATGCTTTTGATGGTGTTGATTTAATACTTGTTGGTCCTCAATATACAGAAGCACAAGGAAAAAGTGGTTTTGAAGTTGGAAGTATATTAGATACACAAAGTCGTTCTCGAACAGTTGTTTATTTGTATATAGGCGGTACAATGTCTGCTGTTATTAGTAATATTGAATTTACACCGATATACAGTCAAAGAATTTTAAGTCTTGTTACAGATACTAATCCAGACGGTATTATCTATCAAGGCTATAACATAATCGATAAAAGCAATTTTAAATATAGAGGAACTGCTGATTCTGCAAACGCACTAGTAACTGCTTCAGGAGTTGTAAGAACTGCTGATAGTTTCCTCCCGTCAACTGCTAATGGTGTTACAACCGGAACATTAACTATACAAAACTCAGGTGGTTTAACTATTGGATTATCTCAAAACAATGTTCAAAGAGTTGTAGGACCACGTTTTTACATTGAAAATCAGCTAACAGACCATGATTTAAGTTTACGTGTTAAGTCGTCGGTTTTTGGTGCTGTTACAGTTGATGCTGTTTATGTAGATGCAAGTACAGCAAGAGTTGGTATTTTTACAACTGATAGATTACCAGAGTATACACTAGATGTAGAAGGTGACTTGAGAGTAACCGGAGATTTAATTGTTGAAGGTGACCGTGTAGCACTTGATGTACAAACACTTAGAGTAGAAGATAAACTCATAGAGATTGGTATACTTAATGATAGTACTGCTTTAACTGATGGATTAGCAGACGAATCAGGATTAAGAGTTAATAGTCTAAGTGGAAGTAAAGATTTGCTTTGGAGATTTGCAACAAATGCCTTCACATCTAACGTAAACATAGACTTATTGAATACAAATTTAACTTATAAAATTGGTGGCGTAGACAAACTAACAAACAACAGTTTAGTTAATGTTACAAGTGCTCCACAATTAACAAGTCTTGGTACACTATCAGCATTATCTGTTGATAATATAAGACTTGACGGAACTACTATTAAAGTAGGTGCAGCTATATCACTAGGCGATGCATCTGACAATCTGTTAGCAATGAATCTTATTGGTACTAATGGTATCAATATTACTGCATTAGGTGACATTAATATAACAGATAATCAAAAAATTACTGGTGCAGGCAAAGCAATTAGTGAAAAACAAGCAGCAATTTTATCAGTTAGCGAAGATTCAGATGATACAGTTGCAAACAAAGGCTATGTAGACGAAGAAATTGCAACAGAAACTATAGTATTTTCTATGGACATTACAGGTTTAGGTTCTGGTACAGCATTACAAAATGCTGTAGCAGGATATTTAGATGATTTGTATCCTTTAACAACAACACATAACAGAAAGGTAGCTAGAATACATGCAACATCATATTCAGGCGCAACTGTATCGGGTGTTGATATTGAATCAATAAAACAAATAAGTTATATTGCTGTTGATGCAGGAGGAACATTAAACGAAACTGTTACGCAAGATGTAGTATTTGATCCAGCTGGTGCATCTGGTAGTGTTGTACTATCGCCAGTAAGATCTGTAATGACATTTGAAAGTAACGGAACAAATTGGCAGTGGGTATCAACAACCGCATATCCATAAAAACGATAAATAATATAAATGCTTAGGGGTTACACGAATGGCTTATCAAATAGACAGATATAACAATACATTATTAACAACAGTCGAAGACGGAACTGTTGATCAAACCACTGACCTAAAATTTATAGGTAAAAACTATGCAGGTTACGGTGAGATCCAGAATGAAAACTTCCTGTTTTTGCTAGAAAATTTTGCTGGAGCAAATCAGCCAGCAAGACCAATCAGCGGACAGATTTGGTTTGATACTGGAAATAGCAAATTAAAATTTTATGACGGCGCACAATGGCGAACAACAGGCGGCGCAGAAATTTCAACAGGCGAGCCAAGCGGACTTGCAGTAGGAGATTTTTGGTGGGATAGTGCAAACGATCAGCTTTATGTATACAACGGAACTAGCTTCATACTAATTGGCCCGCAGAATGCAGGCGAAGGCGTAACCCAAATGCAAAGTATGGAAGTTTTAGATACTACTAGTACTCCAAGAGGCATTATTACAGCCATTATTGAAGATGAATATCTATTTATAACTAGCCCAAATGAATTTGACTTAAATGTAAGCGAAGTTAACTTAAGAGCTCAAGGATTTGATAGAATCAAAAAAGGTATTACCCTTAAAAATACAAAGGCAGCAACTAATGGTGTAACAAGTACTGATCACTATTTCTGGGGTACAGCGTCTAACGCAGCAAAATTAGGAGGTATTCCTGCTAGTGATTTTGTACAAATTTCACAAGGACAAAATACTGTCTTTACAGAATCAATTGAAATACCTGACTCTGGTGCCTTTGTTGGAGATAGTAATGATTTACACATAAAAATTGATACTAATGGATTTGATGGCGTAATTCAAAACGTTACAAATAATGGTGTAATTAAGTTTAAAACTACAGACAGCGGCGGCACATTAACCCACGTTGCAACAATAAACTCTACATCGCTTATTCCTGGAGCAGATGCAACATTTAATTTAGGTTCAGGTTCTGCAACATGGGCAAATGTATACGCTACATCATTTGTTGGTGAAGCTACTAAGGCAAATACACTTAGAGTAGGAACAAATTTCCGTAGTGCAAGTACAAGTGCAAATCCAGATACAGTTGCAGTTAGAGATGCGACAGGAACTATTGCAGCAAATTTATTTGACGGTACAGCAACAACAGCACGTTATGCTGACTTAGCAGAAAAATACAGCACAGGCGAAGAATTAGCACCAGGTACAGTAGTATGTGTGTGCAGACATGATGATCATGAAGTTGAAGCAGCTGGCAGAGGTTGTATAGCAATTGGTGTAGTGTCAACTCAGCCTGCTGTAATGATGAACAGTGATGCAGAAGGACAATACATTGGCTTAAAAGGACGCTTACCGGTTAGAGTAATTGGTCCAGTAAGCAAAGGTGATGCAGTATATGTAGACGAAAATGGTTGTGCAAGTACTGCAATTAATGGCGGATCAATGGTTGGAATTGCACTAGAAAGCAATCATGACGAGGGTGAAAAGTTAGTAGAATGTGTGCTAAAGGTATAAGGAATCGTCATGGCAGATATTACAGCAGCACGAATTAATAACTTACAATCTCGAGTAGAACTAATTTTAGGAACAGGCTCGGGACAAAACGGTTATGGACAAACACTGTCAAGTAATCAAGTATCTAGTGCGCCGGGTGATAATAATAATGTTATCACTGCCGAAGATTTAAACAACATCTATACTGATATTATTAAAGCAAGAGTCCACCAAGTTGGACCTGGCGATACTGGTATTGCTGAAGTAATACAAAATTTAAACGTAGTTGCAGAAGAAACTAGCTTTTTTGTAAATGATGATGGTGTATCAAGTACAGATCCAGACGGTGATAAAAAAGGTATTGCTGATTTTGAACGTTTAATGACTCAAGTAGAAGCTGATAAGAGGTTAATGGATAGCACACAAGCATCTTTAGAATATGGTATTGCTACTGCTAGAGCTTCAAATTGGAACGGTCTATTATATCATGAATTTACAGTTACTTTTTCGTCAGAAAATCACAGAAGATTCTTTTTTAACACAGGCGGAGAAATTAGATTTACAGCAAATGTAACTAACGCAGCAACGCCAAAAGGGTTAGATTGGACGCAGCTAACTTCGCAAGTTGGAATTATTAAATTTAAAGCAAACGAAACTTATCAAAAAATTGGTTCAAATGCAGATACGGTAACACAAGCAATTGGTAATTATGGTTTAACTAGTGCTTATCAAACAATCTACCAAAAAGTTGGCGCAGGAACATACAGTGGTATATATGCAGGCAACTTATACACTATTAAAGCTAGAAGTGATATAGCAAATAGAATTATTTTTAGAGTTGAATTTAACGATACTGTATTTGATAATAATATTGACAACAATGTAGACGGAAGACTTGAAAGTTTTGTTCAGCATTATAGAGCTGACTCAGACGTAGTTGTTCCTGCTCCTACTTATTTTAACGACCACGAGTTGGCATAATCCTATAGTAATTTATTAGAATTTTTTTCTAAATAAATACTATAATTAAAAAAGAGAGATGTAGATGCCAACTGTAATTCTAGCTAATAGATATAATACTCTTAGAGATCAAGTTAATTTGATTCTTGGTAGTTCAACATCTGTTACGCCTACATACGGTTATGGACAATCATTTACTACTCAAAGTGTTACTGGTACAGGATCAGTAACTGATCCTTTAGATGCTGATAAAATTTCAGCAGAAGATTACGAAAATCTTTATATTGATTTAATCCGTATTAGAGCACACCAATTAGGTGCTTCTAGTGTAACTATAAATCCCTTTGTTGTGGGCGACTACGATATAAATCTTGAAGATACTGATAAAGTTGAAGAAATTTATATGCAAGGTTTAGAGTCTCTTGCAACAGACATTGATACTGATAAATTTTTAGTTGATGCAACAACACAACTAAGTGTTTCTGCACTACTAGATTCTCAAAATGCAGTAATAACTAGTACAAGATATAATACAGTAAGTGGTAACTGGAATGGAACAATTAACCATATTTTCCAAGTTACTTTTGCAAGTGCAATTGCAAGACAAGAATTTTTTAATGCCGGCGGACAAATTAGATGTAGTGCAAATGTTGCATATACAGGATCTCAAGCTAAAACAGTTGACTGGCAAACTAGACTAAGTGCTATGGGTGCTATTTCGTTTAAAGCAAATGCAACTTCTAGTAGTACAGGCGCAGGAACAGGTTATAGTATAGGAAACTATCAACTTGGCTCTGCATATCAAAAAGTATACCGTCAAACAGGCGGCTCAGTTTATACTAGAAATGATTATGAATTATTTGCTAGAGAAGTTAATGCAACTACAATACAATTTAAAGCATCATTTACAGACGATGCACCAAATAATACAACATGGGGAATTGACGAAACTGTACTAGGAGACTTTAGTAGTATAGCAGAAGTTGCACTACCAAATGGACAAGTTAACATTAATGGAACTGATTATGACACTGTGGTTATTTCAACTCCGCCGGTTGGATCATTACTTACTCCTTTAGGTAATACAATTCCAGTTCCGCCAACTATTACAAGTTTTACAGCATTACCTAGCAGCATTTCAAGTGGAAGCAGTTCTACATTATCTTGGACTATATTAAATGGAACAAGTGCAAGTATCAACAGAGGCATCGGAACGGTTAATTCTTCTAGTGGAAGTACAGTTGTTGGTCCTACATCATCAACAACATACACTCTAACAGCTACAAACAGTGACGGAACAGACTCAGCAACAGCAACAGTTAGTGTTGTACAACCCCCTGTTATTAATTCGTTTGGCGGCGCAAGCTCTGCTACAATTGGAAGTAGTATAGGATTATCGTGGAATGTTAGTAATGCAACAACTTTGATACTTTCTGCAGATGACGGATCGCCATCAGTTACAGTTACAGGCGCAACAGGTACTGAAAATGTAACTATTTCAAACAACATTACATATACACTAACAGCATCAAACGCGGCAGGCACTGTAAGTGCAACTCACTACGTTGCAGCAACACAAGATCCTCCAACGCCTAGTATTAGTTTTAATGATAGTGGTGTTGACACAAGAAGTTCAACGTTACTTTCTTGGACTTCCGGCGGCGGCACAACAACTACAGTTACAGTAACTAACCATAACGGAACTACTATTTTTAGTAGTAACCTTACATCCGGCAACGAAACAATTACACCAACAGGAACAGGAACATACACAGCAAATATTACAACGTCTAACTCTTGGGGCAACGGATCGTATTCGACTACTTTTGAAGGAGTTCAAGCACCGTCAATATCATATGCTGCAAGTACAGTAGAAGTTAACAATAGTGTTACCTATTCGTGGAATGCTGGAGGATATACTAGTTCAATAGTTAGTATAATTGGTTCTAATGGCATTACGTACGGAGTACCAAATGGTACTGATTTAATAGGATCGGCTACGTCAACTCCGGCACTCACAGGCACATGGACTGTTAGAATTTCACCAAATGGATATCCTAATGGACTAACGTCAGTAAAAGGTGCAACATACGTAGAAGACACAATAGTAGTAACATCTCAGGCTTCTGTATTAACTGCCGCTAGTTGGGATCAAGCACAATATAATTCAGGTGACACAGCAACATTTAATTGGACACTTGATCCAAACGATACAAATGCATCAGTCGGATATTCTTTAGTAGGTAGTCCTATCAACAATACATCTGGTTCTAAAACAGGATCTAATAGTGTATCGATTACAGTCTCAGGCAGAGGCTCCATTGCAGGAGCAGCTAGTTATGACGGAGTTAATATAAACGATAGTGCTACTGTTATTGATATTCCCTCAATAGTATATTTTACAGCAGGATCAAGTTCTATCACATCAGGAGATAGTACAACACTAAGCTGGGTTGTACAATATGCTGATACTGTTACTATTGACCAAGGAATTGGATCAGTTAATGCTTCAAGTGGTGCTACAACAATATCTCCTACAACAAATACTACATATACGCTTACTGCAACTAACGGAGCAGGAAGTGTAACAACTTCACAAACTGTTAATGTTGGCTCAGCAGCACCATCACCGACTATGACTATTACAGCACCGTCATCGGCATATATAGGTGACCCATTTGATTTTAGTTGGTCGGCAACAAATGCAACATCTACAACTAGAGTAATAGTTGGTGTACTCGGAAATTCAATAACCTCTCCAGGAACAGCTACGTCAGGAACCCAAACAATTCCTGCGCAAAATTCTGTAGGTACGGTAGCAATATCCGGTACTGCTACTGGCGCAGGCGGAACTGTAGCAGCAAATACTGTTGAAACAACTATCGGATATAGACCAAACTCAGCTTCAATCACACCAAATCCTATTGGATTCACAGGTGCAGCAGGAACAGGGCAGTCTGATACATATACTATAGCAGTTTCGGGAACTCCAGGAGATACTGTAAATATAAGTTGGACTTACGATAGAGGCCCATTCACTGGAAACAATAACGTTATTTTAGACTCAAATGGAGAAGCTTCTGGATCTGGAGTACACACTGACTGGGGAACGTTTACATATGTATTTACGTTTGGAGTTGGATCTCCTAGTTCAATAACAGTTGTACAAACAATTAATCCACCTGCAGCAGACCCGCCGACTATTAGTTTATCACCAAGCAGCGGCGCAATTAATTCAGATAACTTTACACTTACATGGAATTCTTATGGTACTGGTACTGTTGCATCATTATATAAACCAAACGGCATCCTCCATGCACAATCTACAGACGCCACCGGTTCGGTTGTTGGACCGTTGAATGTTGTCGGTACATGGTCAGCATCTATATCTGACAGTGCAGGCAGTGATTCGGCTTCTACAACAGTTACATATGCTCCTAGTCTAACTATAAGTCCTAGCTCTGTAGAAGTTAACGAGCCATATACAGTATCATTAACAAACGCTGAACCAAACGGAACATACATCCTTACTGTATATGGCACATTGTATCCAGGTGGACAGCCATGGAGTACTTCAGGTACTAGCGTAACTTTTAATGCTGACTCGAGCGGAAACTATACCGTATCTAATCAAGTCCATACCGGTGAGATTGACTATTATATAACTTTATCAGGAACTAGTTCAATTGGCGGCTCTACAACATCAAACACACTACAAGTGAGATATCCTCCACCAAGCGGATCGATTCAAGTTTCGCCAAGTTCTGGTGTTGCGAATTCTACCACGTTTACAGTAGCATGGAGTTATTCAAATGCTAACAATGTTTATATTGAATATTTCAAAGACGGAGTATCTCAAGGTAGCTTCAGCCCAACGCTAAATCCGTCAAGTTTATCACAAACACTTAGTTCTGCAGGTACTTGGAGTTTTTCATTAATAGATGATAGCGGAACTTTAGCAACTGATAGTGTTCTAGTTACAGCAACACCACCGCCTACAGTCAGCGGACAGATATACTTTGATGCTAGTTCTTATCAAGAAGGTGATTCAGCAGTTGCAATTTGGTCAACATCAAATACAACTACTACAGTAACAGCATATATGTATCGTGATCTTAATACATTGGTTGTATCGGGTAATGGTACATCAGGTCAATTAGTATTTGATACAGCAGGTTACCCAGGCAGTTCACTTACAGCAGTACTAGCACACGGTACTGACACATTAGATACAGATAATGCAACAATTGATGCAGCAACAGGACCAACAATTGGTAGTATCGGCGGCTTGCCTGCTTCTGGTTATATTATAGTAACTAGCGGAAGTAGCTTTAGTATTACTCTCACTGCCTACGACACAGGTGGTAGTGCATTATCTAATGGAGTAGGAACGTGGAGCGAAAGCGGCGCAAATACTACACTTACTAGCGTTAATGGATCTCAAGTTACTGACGGCACTGTAACTGGAACTTGGA